CCGTTATATCGCTGTGTCTCCTAAGCAGGTCACTGACTTGTTGAACAACACAACAGTAACGTCTAGCGATTACAACACTGTAAAAGCTTTGGCGATGGGTGAAATCAACACATTTGTTGGATTTAACTTCATTGTTTCCAACCGCTTGGGCGTCGATGGTTCAAGCGATCGTCGCTGCTTTGCCTGGGCTGAGGACGGCATTAAAGTCGCTATGGGTAAAGAGCCTACAGCGCGGATTGATGAACGTGCAGACAAGTCTTATGCAACTCAAGTTTACTACTGCCAAACTCTCGGTGCTACCCGCATGGAAGAGAGCAAGGTCGTAGAGGTCTTGTGCGAAGAAGCATAAAATTGAGGGGGCGGTTCGCCGCCCCTTCTTTTCAGATGGAGATAGCTGATGACCAGCGTTGTAGATATTGCCAATTATGCCCTAAACTCTTTAGGGGCTTCTAACATTACGTCCCTTGGCGAAAACAGTAAGCCAGCCAGGATTGTTAATCAGCGTTACGAGGCAGTGCGAGACAGCGTTTTTCGGTCTCACCCTTGGAATTGCTTGATACGAAGAGCGGAGCTTGCGCAAGAAACAGCCGCGCCTGTTTACGGGTATGCTCGTCAGTATGCGTTACCGTCTGATCCATACTGCCTTCGTGTGCTACAGTTCAGCAATGGCTCGATGACTTTCCCGTATGACAACATGCGCAGCAACAGCGACACGCCTCCCTTTATCATAGAGGGTCGGAAGCTACTGACGGATGAAAACACGGCAAAGATTAAGTACGTTGCTCGCATTACAGACCCGCAGCAATATGACGCCGGTTTGGTTGAGGTCTTGGCTTCACGCCTGGCCTATGAGATTTCTTATGCAATCACCGGATCAACTACTGTTCGGCAAATTGCTGCGGCTGACTTCGATCGTAAGCTAAAGGATGCTCGTTTCGAGGACGCTACAGAAGGCGCACCGGAGCGGATTGAAGCGAGTGACTTTATTGAGGCGAGGTTCTAAATGGCTCGTTCTGCCCCAGCGATCAGCACGTTTACATCTGGCGAGATCTCTCCGCGCCTTGAGGGCCGTATTGAGATTGAAAAGTATCGCTCTGGGTTATCTGACTTAACCAACATGATTGTGCAGCCACACGGGGGTTTGACACGCAGGCCAGGCACAGAATACCTGGGTGCTGTTAAGGATAGCTCCGTCAAGACACGGCTAATTCCCTTCCAGTTCAAAACCTCTGACACTTATATATTAGAGTTTGGCGACCAATACATGCGGGTTTTCCGCAACGGGTTGCAAGTTTTGACAGGATCGGAAAAGAGCATTACGGGTGCAACTAATGCAAGCCCTGTTGTTATTACTAGCGACAGCCACGATTACAGCGACGGTGATGAAATCTACCTAGACGGGGTAGAGGGCATGACTGAGCTAAACGGCCGCAACTACATTGTTGCCAACAGCACAGCAAACACCTATTCGCTCCAAGATTTGTTTGGCAATGACATTGATTCAACCAATTACACAACCTACACTTCCGGCGGGGCTACTGACGAGATATACCAGCAAACAACGCCGTATGCTGCGGCTGACATTTTTGATCTACGCTTTGCTCAGTCTGCGGATGTTATGTATTTTGCGCACCCGAGCTATGCTATCCGTACATTATCCCGTACCAATCACAATGCTTGGACGTTTGCCACTCCGTCTATTAACGAGAACAATACGCCAGTTCTCACTAGCACTGACAACTATCCTAGCGTTGTTACCTTCTTTGAGCAGCGCCTTGTGTTTGGGGCAACTAACAATAACCCACAGACTTTGTGGTTTTCTAAAAGTGCTGACTATTTAAACTTTCACACCGGAACCCATCCCGATGATGCTCTGATATACACTATTGCATCAAACCAGGTAAACAATATTCGTTATCTTTCGGCTACGCGGGTACTGACAATAGGTACTTCGGGCGGCGAGTACGTCCTAACAACAACGAATGATGGGCCAATTACTCCAACAACCACTCAGATCCGCAAGTATTCTAACTACGGTTCTGCAAATACTGAGCCTGTCCAGGTTGCGGATGTTACGCTTTTCTTGCAGCGGGGCAATCGAAAGGTCCGTGAGTTTAAATATGTTGGTGAGGTTAATACTTCTGGTTATCAAGCGCCTGATATAACTGTCCTGGCAGAGCATATTACTGAGGGTGGCATTGAAGGGTTCGCTTACCAGCAAGAGCCAGAAAATATTGTTTGGTGTAACCGTGCCGATGGCACACTTTTAGGCTTAACGTATCGCCGCGAAGAGTCTGTTGTTGCCTGGCACAAGCATGTAATCGGCGGCACATTTAACGGCGGTCAGGCGGTTGTAGAAAGCATCTCAACGCTTCCAACAGACACCGGCAACGACGAGCTTTATATGATTGTTAAGCGCACAATCAATGGTCAGACAATGCGCTATGTTGAGGTCATGAAGGACTTTGACTTTGGTAGCGATACAACCTCTGCGTTCTTTGTTGACAGTGGGCTTGTCTATGCCGGTGGCGCCGTATCAGGTTTTAGCGCGATGTATCACCTGGAAGGCGATGATGTTTCTATCCTGGCTAATGGTGCAAGCCACCCTGACAAGACTGTGTCTGGCGGTGCAATCTCACTAGATTTCCCTTCCACCAGCGCGGCGATTGGGTATGGCTATACATCAAGTATGCAGACCTTGCGCCTTGAAAGCGGGTCTCAAGATGGCACTTCTCAAGGTAAACCTAAACGAATTCACGGCATTACAATTCGATTGCTTGAAACTGTTGGCGTTGAAATCGGAAACGATGCTGGTGAAATAGACCGTGTTTTCTTCCGTGATAGCTCAATGGCTATGGATGAAGCTGTGCCTTTGTTTAGTGGCGACAAGGACATTGAATTCCAGGGTGGGTTTAATGACGATGATAGGATATACTTGCAGCAGACACAGCCGTTACCACTTACGATCTTAGCGTTGTACCCAAGAATGAATACGTTTGACAAATGATAGCAGCACCCCTCACCAGAGCGCACGTTTTGTACGCCTCTAAGAACGCACCTAAGCAGAATGATGCGCAGCTTGGTCTGGTCCTTGCTGCCCTTCCTACGTTTACGGTTCCGGGCAGGGGCTTGGCGTTTCTGGGCGATGGTAAGGTTTATGCTGTTACTGGCTTGGCTCCGTTATGGGATGGAGTTTCAGAGGCTTGGTTCATACCAACGGAAGACATGCAGCATAAGAAGGTGCAGACAATACGTCTTGTTCGCCGTGAGCTAGACGCAGCGATTAAAAGATTAAAGCTGCGCAGAGTGCAGGCTGTTGTGCGCTCAGACTTTGAGGGCGCTCACAAGCTGGCTAAGTTCTTGGGCTTTCAAAGCGAGGGCTTGATGAAACAGTATGGGCCTGACGGTCTTGACTATGTGAGGTACGCAAAATGGACCCATTAACGGCACTAGCCATTGGCCAAGCAGGCCTGTCAATATTAGGCGGCATTAACCAGCAATCTGCTGCTGATCGTGCAGCCGAGGCGCAGAAGGCTATCGGTGAGTTTAACGCAAAGATCATCGAGCGTGATATAAACCTTCTGGAAAACCAACGCACCATTATTAACAACAATGTGTTGATCTCAAACACGCGGAAGCGGATGCAGTTTCGCAAGTTGCAGGGCGAGGTTGTTGCAAACTTTGCTTATGCCGGAATCGACATTGCGGTGGGAACCCCCATGTCAGTCTTGCGTGAAAACGCCAGAGAGCTTGAGTACGAGATAACGGTTGATAAGTTTAACAACTACGTCACCAACATGCAGATCAATGATGCCCAGGAGGACGCCAGGCTTACTGCTCAAATGTCTCGGATGGAAGCTGGTGCAAGCGCAGCAGCAACGAGGGCGCAGGGCACAGCAAGCTTAATCTCAAGCTTCGGACAAGCGGCAAAAATTGGTTATAACAGCGGTATGTTTTCCTCACCTTCTTACGCGCCTTCAACTTCACTACGCCCACAAGCAAGACCATTTTAACGGAGCCGGTACATGAGAATTCCCACATACACA